TAAAAATTTAACATAATTAAAATTATACTTTTTTTTTCAATTTTTTTCTTCTCTAGTGTTTTTCTTGTATTTAATTATCTCAATTGTTGAATACTAATACTTATCAACAGTAACAAAATCTCTTAAAACGCCTTAAAATGGCTTTAAAATGGATTTTGCTTTTTTTTAATAAATGGGCAAAAATAGAGGAAAAACCCTCTATTCTTGACCAAATATTTTTTGACTATTACGCCTCAATAAGAGTTGCAAAAGCCTCAGCATTTTGAACTGCATCACCATCAACAAGCGTTGTTGCGATTAAAGTTCCAAGTCCTTGTCTTGACTTTGTGTAAGGGTCAAATAATAAATCTAATCCTCCAAATTGTGCTAAATGAACTCTTGAGAAATCTCCAAAAATAGCGTGAGCTTTGTTAGCTGTACCACCGCTTCCAACATTAGTTGAGAAGAATCCAAAGTAATTATTTAATTCTTTGTTAACTGGATTCCATAATGGAGCAACACCAGTTGTTTGTAACAATTCTCTGATAGAAGCATAAGCATCTTTGTCGAATAAATACGCCATTCTTGAACCTTCTAATGGTATATTGTTTCCTAATACTCCAACTTCAAGACCAATAAAATCAGAAGCATTGACTCCAGTTGATGTAGCTGTTGCATCTGCAAAGATTGATTCTGGAGCACCAGAAACATCAGAAGCTGCTAATAAAGCATTTTCCCAAGTTGATGCAATGTTTGCCGCCATATTTCTTCTAATAGCACCCTCCAATCCAGGATTCTGAGTCATTGCCTCAGCAGACATATCAACAACAGATATTAATTTGTGAGGAGTTAAACTCATTGATGTTGTCGAACCAGAAGCTGAAACATCCGAACCAGAATCTTCTGCAACGAAAGAAGAAGATATTGATTGTACTATTGGAAATTTAGCATCAGCAACACCAGTGTATAAGTTTGCACCAGCACTTGTTAAAACTAAATTTGCATTTAATTGGTCAGTGAAAGACTGTACATCTGTTGGAGATGAAGCTGCTGTTGTAACTGCTGCTCTCGCATTTAATACAGAATGAGGTATTCCAATTCCTTTGTATATTTGACCAGGATTTTCTCTTCTTGCCTCAGCATCCATTTCTTTAACTAGACCTTCAACATTTCCAGTCACTGCTGCTTTCATAGCATCTTGGAAAGAGTAATCTCTTAATTCTTTTGAATTGTTTGTTCCTAAAGAACCACCGCTTACAGAAGCAGCAACTTTCAATTCATTTTCTAATCTCTCAGCTCTTTTTATTTGAGCATCAAGAGCATCAATCTTATCTAAAGTGTTGTCCACTTCGATTGATTCAGCCTCATTTAGATTTCTTGACTCTCCTTCAGCAACATTTTTGATAGCTTCTAAAGTTTCAACAAGTCCAGAACGAGTTTCTTTTAATTCTAATGACTTTTTCATTTTACTTTTCTTTTTAATAAATTAATTTTTAAATTCAATAACGAGTTTGATTCATAGTTTTGTTCATCTTCTTTTCTTGTTTTTTCCTTATCCAAAAAATTTGACCTCTGAGCAAGAGCTAAATCATTTGCACTAGGATATGCTGGGAGACTAACTGGACTTACATCATAAAGGCGATTGACCTTGTTGATGATTCTTATATCTGCACCATCTTCATTTCTTTCCCAGGAGTCTCCATCTCTTCCAATCGTAAAAGCAAAGCTGGATTGAGTAATATTTCCAAGCCTCAAATTTTCTTTTAAATCTCTTCCAGCTGTTGTATTTGGAACATCAAGTTCATATCTCAATCCCTTTTCATCTACTGAAAGTCTCAATGTTCCAGCACTTGTTCTCCCAAGTAAAAAATTCGGGTCGTGATTAAAATACGCTCTTACATCATTTTTTAAGACTTCATCAAAAGCTCCAGGCATTATTTTTTCTCTGAATCCTCCCAAATCTTCGCTTAAAGAATTAAATACAGCAGCGTGTCCAACAACAACATCTTGACCATTTTTATTTGTCAATCTGCTTTCAATTTCATAGAATCTTTTTTCTTGAGTGTGTTTTTTATCCCAAACATCAACTTTTCCAAAAGAACTTCTATATCCAGTCATAGGAGCTGGAGAATCTTCTTCTTCATCCTCTTCAATTTCTTCTTCTTCTTCTTCTTCAATTTGGTGTTCTGGTGTGTGGTCATTTTCTTCAACAACCTCTTCTTCTACATTTTCAACCTCTTCATCCATTTGACCAACTTTGATACCCTTAAATTTCTCATTTTTAGCGTAAACGATAGTGATAGTATCTTCATCTTCAATAATTTCTTTAATGTGTCTAGTGTGTATTGTTCGTTCCATATTTTCATTTTCTTTTATTTGTGATTCGCAAATAGCGTACCTTTGTTTTGTATCATATTCTTTATTCATAGTCAAATCAGCCATACACCGATTCATAAATTCTTTTTTTGTTTCGTTTTCTTTAGGCTTTGGAATCGGCATCTTGCATTATTTTTATTATTTCCTTATGAGAATCAAAACTCATATACACATCTTTACCATCTAATTTATGCAAATGATATCCATTTCCATCTCCATTCCATCCAAGTTCTTTAGCCATCGCTATTGCTTCTTCTTTTGTATCAAATAAAGGCATTTCAATGTTGTCTGTAATCATCGAACCCACTTTTTTTCTTAAATTCTTTTCTTCTTTCATTTTAATAACTACTGGATGAGATGAGGGTAATAAATCTGTGTCGTGTTTGCCGCTTCTAAACTTACCATTTTTCAAAGCATATAAAAAAGAGTTCACTCTCGCCAACGCCCACTGCTCTGGAGATTTCACACTTGGTCTCACAGAACCTGGATTTGTATTGTATGCTCCAACACCTCTATCAAAAACCTTTTCAAGTGTTTTATATGTCACTTTCAAATTCCAGTCTTTTTTCATTTTTGATACCTCTTCATTGTGGTCCTTCATTTTATTTTGTAAAGATTTCTTTATTGCAGCACTAACTCTTTTTTCTTCTTCATTTGCAATTTGATTTCTTTTTTTTGTTGACCATCCAACAGCTGGTTCTCCACCCCAAAGTTTCCAGGCTATCGCTCCAGCACTTGGATATCCTTTTTCTCCTGGATTGAAACCTTCAGCTTGTTTGTCAACTTCGTGTCTTTTCAAATATGAATACATTTTTTTAACTCTCTCAACTGTCATTTCATTGTTGATTATCATATTTGCTGTTCTCACTCCTACCGCTGTACCTCCTCTTCCAAACTCTTTTCTCATTTCCAATCCCATCTTTGCTTGTTCAATCATTCCTTTTGTTACTGATAAATCTATATCAGAAACTGCTCTTTTTTTTTTTAATGAACGCTCATTTGCATCTCCTTTGCTTAGTGTACCTCCTCCAATAATATCATTCAATGTCGCCATATTCAACTGCATAAAATGATTTTGTCCTCCATCTATTGTTGGGAGCTCTTCAAAAGTTCTTATTTCATCAATGCTTAAAGCACCAATATTTAGCATTGTTCTGTAATATTCTGCTCTGTCTTTTGGTGTACCTCTTAATAAAGCATTGACAATGAATTTTGTTTCAACTTTGCCTTGCTCATTTGTTCTGAATAATTTACAATTCATTTCGGATTCCATCATAACCAAATAAGGCATCAACGAATATTGAACAAACTCTCTGGATTGCTCTGATATATTATTGAAACTGGATTTTGTCAAGTCTCTTAATAAGTGTGGAGGTAAATTAAACAGTCGAGCAATTTCACTAATTGAGAACTCTCTGGATTTGAGGAACTGTGAAGCCTCGTTTGACAAGGATATCTGTTGAAACTTTAGACCCTCTTCAAGGACCATTGTTTTATTTGAATCATTTACATTTGTATAATTTTCTTTGAAAGATGTTTTTAGTCTGTCAATTGCTTCATCTGATAAATGTCTGTCAGTAGATAAAACTCCACTCACTTTTGCACCATTTCCAAAAAAAGAATTTCCATATCTTTCTAAAGCCAAACCATATCCAATTGCATTTGCTCCAACATCAATTGGAGAAATTCCCATCAATCCATCTTTTGACATCATCTTAAAATGCAAGATATCATACTGGTCCAGAACCCCTCCTTCTTCTAATTCATAGAATATTGCATCATCATTTATTATGATTTTAACTTTAGATGCTTCCAAAGGAATCAATTCAACTGGTCTTGCTCCTCCATTTCTTTTTATAAAAACATAAGAATTTCCCCTCGTTAACAAATCAATCATACACTTTTGAATAAAGGTGTAAGTTGTCATATTTTCATTTGGTTTGCTATGTATTAAATTATAAAGTTGATGTTTACTAGCAAGAACTTTATTTCCATTTTTGTCAATCTCATAAACTTGTAAAGGTAATTGAGCAACTGATTCAGAAAGAATCCTTATTGCAGCAAAAACAGCTGTGAAATTCATTGCAGATTCATCTGTAACCATCACTCCAGCTGTTGAGCCTCTTGTAGTCATTGAGGCTAAAAAATTATTGTAGCGTTTTTCGTTTGCAGAAAAAACCCTTTTGATTGAATCAAAAATTCCCATAGATAGTCCGAGTTAAAGCAAACAATTATACAAATAATAAATGTTATCTTTGTGAAGCTTTGTTTCGATTTTTTCTGTTTTTTGTAACTCTGAAACTATCATAAGAACTATATCTTCTTTTTCCAAAGTTTTGTTCATATTCTTTTTCAACTCTTTCATATGCTTGTACATATGTTTTACTTGATTTGCAATATTTGTGAAACCTATTTTCGAAGCCACTTGCAGAAAGCAAAGCAAGAATTTCTAATTCAATTTTTATCATATTTAAAAACTTAAAATTCCTCTGTCATTGTAAACTGATTCTCCTGGAGATTCATCTGTCATCATTTCTCCAAGAGCCATCACTAAAGCAACCATCCCATCAACTTTCTCACTGGACTTTGCTTTGTTTATTTTTATATTCTGAGCTGGGTCTGTTTGCAATTGTACGTTCTCACACATCCATCTTAACACTGGA